GTATGTTCTTTCCTGGTGCTAAGAGTCAATATTTCCATACAAAGATAGACTTGGAAACAGGTGAGGAGTATTTCATGCCCAATCCAGAAGTGGTTGATGTAATGGAGAGAATTATTGAATGTTATAAGTTAGGTCAAAGAGCATGTGTATTATTCAACGCAACCCTGAAGGACGAGGCTATCAAACAATCTAAGAGAGATATCGGTAAGACACGCATTTTCACCGCATGTGACGTAGCTTTTAGTATCATTGTAAGAATGAAATTCTTGAAGATAACTCGGGCTATAATGAAGAATAATTTTATTAGTGAATGTGCTGTAGGTATGAATTGTTACTCTCAAGATTGGGGTGCATTAAAGAATTATTTATGTACCTATGGTGAGAATAATATGATAGCTGGTGATTATTCAGCATATGATAAAAATATGCCTGCTGCCCTTATCAGATGTGATTTTTATGTATTGCAAGAATTAATGGAAACACATGAACCCTTATCTTATGAGGACAGGTTAATAATACGTGGAATAGCCACAGATATTGCTTTTCCCGTTACTAACATGAATGGTGATGTTATCCAATTTTTTGGTGGTAATTCATCTGGAACACCCTTAACGGTCATTATCAATAGTATATCCAATTCCTTATATATACGTTATGCTTATAAAAACATTATTAGAGATAAACCACTTACCACTTTCAGAGATAACGTTGCATTAATCACATTAGGTGATGATAATGCAATGAGTTCAGCTTTGAAAGATTTTAATCACACAACTATTTCTAATGTTTTACGCGAGCATGGTATACCTTATACTATGGCTGATAAGGAAACAGCTAGCGTGCCTTTTATTCACATTGACGATGTTGATTTTCTTAAACGTAATTTTCGAACTGTTGATGGTTGGACAGTTGGACAGTTGAGTGAGAAGAGTATTTTTAAATCATTAACAATGTATGTTGATAAAGGAAATATTAGTCATGAAGAACAATTGGCGCAATGCTATCTTGCCGCACGTAGAGAGTGGAGTCTATATGGTAGAGAACATTACAACGATAGGTGTAGAAGTATGGAAGCGATCCTGGAAGAATTTCCTGGGATTAAAAGATTCTTCTTACCTCAACATTTCTACTCATACGAGGTAACTCGTGATTGGGTTAGAAATGCTTAGTATCATTATATTTCTCATAAATCACTAGTAGCAGAGGGAGGATGGCGTTTTACGGTTCATTTAACCCTCCAACT